TGCAGCTGGATTGCTGCTGTGTGCACTCGCTGCGCCTGCGGCCGCCCAGCAGATTTACAAGTGCGTCACCAAGGCCGGGACCGAATACCAGTCAATGCCGTGCGCCAACGGCGAGGCCGCCAAGACGTGGGCCGTGGAGGTCGCGCCTCGATCTGAGGGCGTCATTGAGAATGAGCGCCGCCTGGACGCCATTCGACAGCAGAATTCAGCGTCAATCGCGCCTCGGCCAGCGCCTACGCGGCCTGTCTACAACAATGGCGGTGGCGGCGGCCGCCTGCACCACATTTCTCAGTACAAGAACCCGGATGCCTGCGAGGCCGCGAAGGCGGAGCGCGCTCGTGTCTATGAGGCGGTGGGCCTTCATCGGTCGTTTGAGTTGAGCCGCCGCATGGATGACAAGGTTTGGTCGGCCTGCAAGTAGTTCGGTGATGAGTGAGCCGGGGTGTAGGGGCAGCGCCCCTACGGAAGCGCCTCACACGCGCTGGCGAGGCATCGGCCCCGGTACCGGCAGGACTGCCGTCACTGGATCGGCGTCAGGGCCAGCCATCGCCTTGGACAACCGCCGTTGGCGCCGTGCCATCAATGTGGCCACGTCGATCACTTCGGCGGAATCCATTGTGCTGGAAGGCTTTTCGGCGGGCGCTGATCGCAACTGCGCCATCATCCGGCGCCATTCCTGCGCTTGGCAGGCTGTCAGTGACAGCCAGGCCAGATCTTCCGGCAGCAGTTCGCGGCCTTCGGGCGTGATCAGACGATCACCGAGGAAAGAAAAACCGGCCCAAGGGCCGGTCAAGTCGATACGGTGGTGCGGGTCGAACTCAATCATGCCGCGATCTCATCCTTGGCCGGGGTCTGGGGGCGCAGGCAAGAGCCGAGCCAGAGGCCCAGCCATTGCCATGCGGAGCCGACGAAGGCCCAGACTCGGCGGATACGTGATTTCGCATAATGTATATTATGTTCAGATCATCTTGGGGTGGCTGGCACGTCTCTTGCCGCTGCCCCGGCACCTACTCTGGCATGGAGCCTGATCGTGCGTGATCGGAAACTGACCGGCCCTTGGGCCGGTTTTTCGTTTAAGGGTGGCCGACTGGTCACGCCCGAGGGCCGCGAGCTTGAGCCGCAGGATCTGGCCTGGCTGTCGCTCACCGCTGCGCAAGCACAGGAATGGCGTCGAATGATGGAGAGCGGCCGCGCAATCGGCAAGCCACGGAAACCCTTGTCCTTCAACGCCGCCAGCGTGGTGAATCTCTCCGATGCCCTGGCACAGCGCCGGAAAAAGCGGTCATCGGTGGCGATGGCTGGCCCCGACGCCGAACCTCCCGCAGGAGTGCTGCCGGTACCGGGGCCGAAACGCCGCCAGCGCGTGTGAAGCGTTTCCGTAGGGGCGCAGCCCCTACACCCGGCTACAATGCGCGCAGGACGCCTTGGGGGCCGTATGGAACGCGAACGACCGGAGTACCTACCACCGATCAGTGCAAGACGCTGGAGCTTTCCGTGGATGGCGCTGTGGGCTGTGCTACTAATCGGGATGGCCGCTGCCGGAATCTGGCTGCACATCCGAACCAATGCCGCATGGACTGCCCGATTCAACCAGCCGACGACCGCAGCAGCACCACAGATCGCACCATCTCAACAAGTGGCCCCGTACGACTACGAAGCGGTGTCCGCCAGAATGGCCCAGATCCGCGCACGCCGAGAACAGGCAGAGCGCGATGCCAGGCGAGAGCGTGAAGGCCTACGGTGCATCGGCGGCGTAGCGTTTCGCCGCATTCCTGGGGGCTGGGAGAACGTTCCGGGCGAAACCTGCCCATAGTCGCCCGCCCCTGTCCTAGCTTTCGCCTCGGCTATGACGCCGGAACGCCCGATCCATCCATCGGGCCACCCAGTAATGCAGATCGAAGTATCGGCGCAGGTTCATGTCCGCAGTATAGGCGCCAGCAGGCCAATACACGCAAGGTGCATCACGTAGTAGCCGTAGAAGGCCCACCGGCCACGCGGGACCGGCCACGTCACCCGGGACAGGCCCAGCGCCACCGGAATCGCCGCCAGTGCCCACAGGTTGCCATTGAACCAGCAGATCGCGCCGAATGCCGGTACCAGCGGCCAGAACTGGCGCCACTTGAAGGCGCACCACGCCAACAAGACGAACCCTACCCCGGCCCACTGGTAATCCACGAACAGCGGAAGCGCCGCCGCGGCGAATGCCAGGGCGATCCATCTACGCTGGCCTGCCAAGTAGATTGCCCCCGCGCACAGCGCGAACGTCAGCAGGATGTTGAGCGGCAACCAGTAGCCGAACACCAGCGCGTGCACCGGCTGCGCGATCACCCCCCACATACCGAGCCTGCGCACCGACTTGCCAACGTCGGCGCCCTGCTGAGCGAGGTTGTAGGCCATCACCAGAGCGAACAATGGGAATGCCACCCTCCCCGCCTCGCTCAGCACCGGCACGTAGCCACCGTGGATCACTTTCGCAACGTGGTCTCCCGTCATGAGAATCACGGCCAGCCATTTCAACACTTCGCGCGCACTACTGGTCATCACAGATCCCGCGTAGTAGGCGGAAGAACTGAGCCGTTCTCATACGGCGCGGATTCTGGGAACGTGCCGAGCGCACGCGTTTGTTTTTGAATCACGCTGCCAGCCATCCCGGAACGCGGTGACGGCGCCCTATCATCGGGGCGATCCATGCGCTCACTCCGGCGTTCCTCTGAGCGTTCGCGATACGGGTTATAGACTGGGCCGTTTCGCGCCAATGTTCGACATTCGGGCTGGCTCAGCTCGTACGCAGTACCTTGTTCGGTCAAGCAGCGGCAAGTGGCCTCTTGGTGCACGCCCTGCGCATCAAGCCCCTCTAGCGACGACATGCACACCAGCTGCGGATCGGAGCGCGCCTGTCGCTCATCAAAGACTGGCGCAGTCCAGGGCATGGTGCTGATGCGCGGCAGGTGATCCTTGGCATATGCAGCGGCAGTCGGCCAACGCGGCGCATCTTCCTTGGCTCCCGCAGGACGGAAGGGCGAAGGGGCCGCATCGGCTAACGCCGATTGCGCCCCCTCTTTCCCCTCGCCACCGGTGAAGCTGGATGGACGAAGCGACGTGTATGCCAGATAGGCGAAGACGATGGCAGCAACCGCCAGCACCGGCAACAGCATCACCTTGACAGGAATGCGCGCCTTGATCGTATGAACCTCTGCCGACTTGTACTGGCCGTATATCTGGGAAGGCAAAAGCCGTGTAGTGCGCTGGGCCAATTCACGCTTTGCGGACGACTTGATTTCCTCGTTTAACTCGCCCCAACGATACACGTCGATCATCTTGGTTCCGAACCGACGAACCACATGTGCATGAGATCCGATCAGACCGCGAATGAACGGATACAGCTGATTCGGCTGCTGCGTTGTCCAGACGAAATCGATGCCCCGGTGCCGATGCTCGCTCAACGCAAGAACGTGTTTGGGCGTCTTCTGATTCGTCGCGTTGTGCAGATGACCGAAGTACTTCCACGCCTCATCAACGAAGATCAACGCACCATCCGGCACCAGCGTATGGGCATGCGGAGGGCGTGGAATCGGGGTGCCATCGGGCGTGAACTCGATACCGCAAACACAGGTACCCTCGACAGTTGGGTCTATCTCATTCCAGCGTGTCGGGTCATCCAGAATCGTAGCGAGTCCAGGACTCAGGCCATTGATGCCAGCTGCGAAGATCGGCCGGCTAGCAGCCTTAGCCTCTGCAACGAGACGCTCCATCATCAACGCCGTTTTGCCGTTTCCCGGCTGGCCGGTGAACAGTTCGATTGGCATATCAGGTCCGCTTCGTCAGGAACGTCTTTGCAGCACCAACAGCGAACTTCGCGGTCACCGCCGAGGCGATCATGGTGCAGGCCACGTCGAACTTCATGAGTCCCGCGTACGCAACGACCAACGCGCCGAACTCACCGCCGGGAGCACCTGCGCGCATCGCCTGTTCCATCTGATCAATCCAAGGCTGAACGAGGAATTCGTTGGTCGCCCAGGAGAGACCCAGCCAAACCATGGCCTCAGCAACCCACGGCCCCCACTTGGACCGGAAAAGCGCGGCAAGCGCCGTCAGCAGCGTGCTAATCAGCATTGGCATGATCAAGCGTCCCTAGTTGCGATGATGCGAAGCGATGCGAGGGCAGCAAGCCCCATGACGAAGTAGCTACCGAGAATCAGCCAGTTGCAGAGGGGAGCAGTGTTGATCTGGATGACATTGCCGAATACTTCGAAGCTTGGCGGCTGGGGGCAGGAACGCCCCCAACCATATCCACCCGTATCAGGCTTGACTGGTGTGCCGCTACGCGGTGACCACACATCGGAGCTCGGTCGATCCGGAGATGTTGTGACAGAGCCGCCAGTGCCAGTAAGCGCGTCACGAATCGCCTTTACATCCGCCCCATCGCCTCCGCCGGTCCCGGTGCCAGATGCCATCTTTTCAAGCGCGCAGGCAGATCGCCATTGCATGAGAAGACCTGCATACTCCATCGCATCACACTTCTCCCCTGTGCAGATCGGCATCGAGCTACATAGGCCGCCTGCGATGTTCCTGTTCTTGCGCGTGTTGCAGTCAATGCGCCATTGGATACGAGCTTGACCGCACATGATCGGAGAGCCGCTGCACGAAGGTGGCGCGTTGCAATCGTCGCCACCTGAGAACGTATCTTTCGCCCCCGGCTCATCCGGCTTGCCGTCGCCGTCGCCGTCTTTCTTGCAAGTACCATCAGGGCCACGCACCTCGCCAGCGGCGCACTGGCCGTCACCCGGAAGGCACTTCCCATCTGGCGACCTGACCTGGCCTGCTGGACACTCGTTGTCCTTCTTCTTGCAGGTTCCGTCTGCCTGCTGCGCCATGCCTTCAGGGCACGGCTCCGGAGCGCACTGCCCCAGAGAGTTCGGCTTCTTGCCGCCCGGACAATCGCCGTTGGGTGGCTCGCACACCTTTAGCACCGGATTCCAGTAGTAACCCGACGTAGAGTTGGGCGGAACTTCGCAGTTCTTCTTCTCATCTGCCGGACAGACAATATCGAGACTGTCCCAAGTGAACGTGGAATCAACGTTCTTGGACCACTGACCGTAGCAGCCATTGCGACAGCCCATGCTGCCACTACGAGCCGAACCGCCGAGACTAGACCAAGGTCCTGTGCCGGTGTAAGGAGCCTCTTGGTCACAGCCCTTTGACCACGTGTACGTGCGGTAGTTGCCTGAGTACCACGGCGAACTCGCGCCCGTCTTATATTGAAATCTGGACTGAATTACCTTGGTGCCAATCAGCACGCATTGCTCGTTCTGGTTGGCGAAGTCCTTTCGTATGGCGATGTATGACGCCAGCTCGGACCTGCATACGGCATAGGCTCCGGGTTCGGTGCACCCAGCCGACGTAGTAGCGCACTGCTGCGCCTGTGCGTGGGCGTCACTCAGGCCTAGCCACGCCAAGGCGACAGCAACGAGAACGTAAGCGATGCGTCGGACTATCGCGGAGGCGAACACGCGTAATAGCCAGTGCATCAGTTGAAATCCACGAAAATGATTGCGCAGGCCACCAGCCATGCGCCAAGCCAGATCCAACCTTCCATCCCAAGCCCCCTGCCCTGTCCAGGGCGCTAGAAGACCGGGGGGAGGGAGTCGGCCCTTCCCCCCGGTTGCCGTTACATCGCGCGGCGCACCCACTTGTAGACCTTGATGCCGACCAGCACCAACAGCACAGCAGCGCCGATCTGGCCGATGGGACCCAGCGCGGCGTTGATGGCCGAGACGACGGCGCCCACGTCCACGCTGGTACCACCACCCGACGCGAACGCGGGAGCAGATGCCAGTGATGCGGTGCCAACAGCCGCCAGCGCGGCGCCCTTGCCCTTCAGGGCCTTCAACATCTTCTGCATGTGTCCTCCTAGGACTGTTCGATTTTTTTGCGGATAAGCCGGAACACGTACGCAACAGCCCACAAGAGCGCGATCTTTGCGCCGATGGCCTGTGCATCCTCAATCGGCAGTTCCGGCAGTAGTGCCGGCTGAGGAATCCAGATCACAGCCGTGCAGGTCCCCGTAGCCGTGTCCAGGTCGGCTTCGCGGCATGCGGGGATCAGCACGGCCATGGCTTACGGCTTCGCCGCGACTGCTGCGGCCTTCGCCTGCAGCGGAACCAGATCCACGTAGCGCTTCAACACCAAATCGCCGTACTGGCTCAGAGCGAAGGACTGCGGGTCAATGTCGTACTCGCCCGGTGGGTACGGCGGGCGCGAGCCGAGGCCGACACGGAAAGGCAATTCGAAGCCGTTGCCCAGGTCGAGGCCAACGGTCTGCGAACGATTGATGGTGTTCTTGGCTGCGTTGTGCCGCTCTTCAACGGCGGCAGACTTCACACGGCAGATGGGCATAGTTCTTCCCTCACGAAACGATGGAGTGCGTCACCCTTGGCGATACCGCGAAAGCGTCCGGGGTGACCATCACGGACGATGCGGGCCTCGCAGAAGTCGGACCATGAATCTCCGAACGCTCCGCGCAGAACACTGAGTGCCGGGCCGACCTGACGCTCCATCCAGAGCACCATGGCCTCGGCAGATACTTCGACATGCTTGCGGATCGTGCGCAGTCGAGTGCACACGCCCTTAATGAGGTCCTGCAATGCGCTGTATGAGCCGCGCAGGTAAGCGCCGGGGTTCAACAGCACATCCAATGGGATTTCCATGTGCTTGCCGTACAGGCGCACTTCCGCGCGAACCCAGCGCGATGAAGGCAGACCTTCGGCCTTGCCCTTCTCATACACGCACAGTTCCTTGTGGCCTTTGCCGCCGACATACAGCGTGCAGCCGGTGTTGTGACCTTCATCGGAAATGAAGCGGTGACGCGGAGGGCATCCGCCCTCAGTAAATCCGCCCTGCGCGGCAACCTCGCGGAGCGCATGCACGTCCAGGCGTTCGCCTTCGTAGTCGTCGTGCGCGCAGTCAACGCGAGTAATCTTGGCGTCCAGCATGGCGCACTGCTTGTAGACCTGTGCCCAGTTGCGGACCCACTTGCAACCCATGCCGGTCAGGCTCAGGCACACGGTGCTCTTCTTGCCACCGATGCCGACACGGCCAACAACCTCGTTTTCCCGGTCGATCAACACCGCAGACTGCTCGTAGAAATTCCAATTCTTCTCACGAATCGCACCGGCAACAACTTCGCCACGGAAACCGAAGATGCGGAACAGCAGGAGGTCGAGCTTCTTGCAGTTCACCTCTTCAAGGGCGGAGAGCGGGACCACAATGGTCAGGTAGTCGATGATTGCGTCTTGCTGACCCTTTTGGCCCGTGTTACTCCCCGGGCCAATCTCCGCCGCCGCCCGCTGCCCCTTTTCACCGGGCGAAAGCGGGGAAAAGCCCCCTGCCCCGTCGCTGACGGCCATGCGGAAGCGAGCGCGATCAACGGCCATTAGCCACCCCCAGGGGAAGCATCAGCGGCAACTGATCCACGTTGCTCCACTGGTCGGCCATTGCATCGGCAATGCCCTGGAACGTGCGGGAACGCTCCTTCCAGCGATCCGGCCCTGGGGCCATGCGATGCACGCGCTCTTCGCGGCCCTCCACGATGTTGGTCGGCACCAGGTAAGGGAGATTGATGAGCCACAGGCAGGTGGTCTTGCGTTCGCCGTGGCCGAACTGCCACGGGTGGATCACCTGCGACGTAGGCGCGATCCGGCTAGCCACGATGGAAATGGGCTGCTCCAGGGCAATGCGCGGAACCGGAGCGTTGAGCAGCAGGCGGACGAAATCCAAGGCCTCGGCCTGCTCCTTCTGCTTGTCCTTGAACCAACGCGCACCGGACACGGCCAAGTGCGTGCAGGGTGGATGGGCGATCAGCAGATCCCAACCATCATGCAGAACGTCGCGCACATCGCCCTGGTAATGCGGGCCTGGCACCTCGGTCGGCAGCAGGTCACACGACATGGCATCAACACCGCGCAGGCGGAGTGCGTCACGTACACGCCCGGAGTATTCACAGGCGATAAGCGCGCGCATAGGGCGATCACCGATCATGGAGTGCCTCCCGATTTGACTGGTATGCGGCTTCGTCCTGGACGGTCCAGCCGGTTGCGGCCAGTTCGGCGCGTGCCTGGGCGACGAAGGCGGCTTCGCGTGCACTGCGACGGGCAGAATCCCCACGCCGGTCGAGGCACCACGAAACCAGTTTGGCGCTACCAATCGAAACGGCCACGATGGCCGCCAGCAGCACGAAGGCAATGAACGGATCGATCATCCCTCTTCCCCTACCCCAAGCCCCAAGGGAACCCGCCAACAGCCTTGGGGTGACGGTGGCGGGGTGTATAGAAATATCTACACACGGCCGCATGTATAGTTGTGGCCATACACCGCTGTCAAGGGAATTCAAGACATGTCAGCTACTGCCGAACTACTGGACCGGGTGCGGGAAGCCGCGAACATCCCGTCCGACAACGTTTTGAGCCAACGACTGGGAATCACCCGGGCCGTGATCAGCGGATGGCGGAAAGAGCTGTATCCGGTGCCAGATGAGCGAATTGCGCAGCTATGCGAGATGGCAAAGCTGGACGGACCGATGTGGATGGCCCGGATACACGCAGAACGCGCGACATCCCCGGTCGAGCGAAAGGTGTGGCGCTCAGTCCTGGACAGGCTCAGCGCGGCGGCGGCAGTGCTGGTGCTCGCAGTGATCGCAATGCCAGGCGCCGCCCGCGCTAAGGCCGTTGATTCACAAGGCTTTTCCGGCTCCGACCAGCCGCATTCTATATATTATGTTACTCGCCAGATGCGTTCCCAGGAAGCTGAGCCCCCTCGGACAGCCTCCCCATAGCCAAGTCTTCCAACCATCCCATCCAGCCACCGCTCCCAATCACTCCCCACACCGCCGGTAGTCGAACGGAATCCGCAGGATCTTCCCATCATCCCCAGGCCCCGAGATGCTTGCCTTCAATGAAGCACCATCACGCCGGTACTCGATGCGATTCGGGAAATCATGCTGCGGATTCTCAAAGACCACCCAGTTCTCGCCATGCTCGGCAATGACGAACGTGGTCGGCGCCACGCCATTGGGCTGTACATGAAGCCCAGCCGTTTTGCCTGCCGGCACGAGCCGCATGTACTCGAATGACTCCATGCTGCCGCGGCTCAGCGTGCGGGACATCCCCAGCAATGCGCCGCCAGCTTCCGGCAGCCAGACCTCGTCCAGCCGCCGTTCCTCGCTGCCACCGCACCAATGCCCGGCCAGCCAGTCGAACTCGGCCGGCGCCGCGTTGGCCGCGCCGCTCGCCAACGCCAGTCCTGCGCCCAGCATCACCATCTTCGACCTCGACATGCCCTGAGCTCCTGGTTGGGTTCGCCGCAGGTTAGCGGCATGGCGCCCGGCCCGCTTGTAAAAACGCGCAGGATGGCGTCCGATGCCGCATGGACTACTTCGAGCACCCTGCCCCCGACGATCTGCGCCGGCATGTCCAATGCCTGTGGTGGCTGCGGGACGATGCGCCCGGGAATGACGTGCAGGTCATCTACCCGGATGGCCGTTGCGAGCTGATTGCCGAGCTTGGCGTGCCGCTGCATCTGCATGGTGCCGATGGCCGGATCCGTTCCGATCTGCCGTTCTGTTTCGCGGCTCAGCAATGTGGTCCGATCCGTCTGCAGGCCGTCGGCGCGGTGTTCTGCATCGGGGTGCGGCTGCAGCCGGCAGCGAGCGCTCTGGTTGCTGGCCCTCGGTTGCCCGGGCTTCGCGACCAGGCGCCGGACCTTTACACACTGGATGCTGCCTTTGCCGAAGTGTTCAGCACGGCCGCCCACGCCAGTGCGGCAAGCGGTTCGCCCGAGCCGCTCTGGCGGATCCTGCGCGAACGCTGCGCCAGCTTTGCCCTGGATGAGAGCGTTGAACAGGCGGTTGCGGCGTTGGATGCCATCGATGGCGACCTGCGCATCGCCGAACTGGCTCGGCGGATTGGCGTCTCGTTGCGCACCCTGCAGATGCGCTTTCTGGCCGCTGTGGGCATGACACCCAAAGAGTATGCCCGTGTCCGCCGACTGCAGGCGCTGTTGCGCACGTTGGATGGCGAAGCAGCCAGCATCGCCTCGGCCGCCGCGCGCCATGGTTACAGCGACCAGGCGCATGCCACGCATGACCTGCTGCGCTGGACCGGCGTCACACCCGGCAGACTGGTCCATGCACTGCGCGGCGATCGCGGCAGCAGCGATGCGTTGCAGCTGGCGGCGGCGTTTGTACGTGGAACCAGTGTTGGTCGAGCGCCATGAACCCCCTGCTCTACCAAGCCCTTCAGCCAGGGCAGCGGACGACCCATTACGATCCGTTCGGGCCCCGATTGAAATCTTGCCGCGCTGTCACCTTCTGCAACTCAATGCAGCGCAGAGCGAGTGCGCTGCAACCATCGTCACCTGCCTTGATCGAACCATCCCGGGACAGCAGCAAGGCTTCACGCCTCACCCGATACGCCGAATCCGAAGATGCTCGCGTTGGTTCATCCACGCCCCCTTGAAGCGGCGCTCCTGGCAAGACGGATTCGGGAATCGACCCAAGCACCGCGAGCTGAGCGCACAAGCCCGCGTAGTAGGCATGGTACTCATCCTGCCCACGGGCATCCCCGGCAATTCGACCGAGTATATGAAAGGTCTCATGCGCCACCAGATCAACAAGATTTCCCTCTCGTCTCTCTTGGTTACCGAATGCCGCCACCGCCAACGCAAGATGCGCTGATCGATAGCCAAAGCTCCACCTGCTCACGGAAATGGATTGCCCTTCAGGCACGATGATGACCGAATAGCGGGTACTGCGCTTGGGGAACCATCGCTCCGCTTCGGTGGCGGAGGCATCTATGTTCCGGCAGGTTCTTTCAACATCTGGCTCGACGCCCGGGTAGATCTCAAGTTGGATCCTGTGTGCGACAGACTCGCATACCTTGATCTCAGGGGCGCCGGACGCAAGATTCGATCCAGGCAGATAGCTCTCACTGCGCAGGTAGATCCAGCCTGCCAGAAGGGTCGAGCTGACCGATGTGTAGCCTGCGGATGAGACCTGCGGTGGCATGCTCTTTGGCTGCAGGGCACAGGCGCCCATGAAAGTGCAGAGTGCGAAGACGCAGGATGTTCGCAAGATCATGCTCGCTCTACTCCAGGCCG